CTGCATTGACTACTCCAGGCGCTTAAGATAGTCGTTTGGTTGACGGGTAAGGGGGGAGCAGATGCTTCCCCTTTTTTTATATAAGAAATTTTGTTAATGCTATTTATATTTGATGATACATTTAATCAAAGGGCAAGTCAATAAAATAATATTAACATTAAGCGAAAAGGCAACTCTTACTTCGCCTAATTATCTATTTTATTTTAAGTCAAGAAATACAAACGAAACGGTGGCATTTGTGATTTTAAACAATGCCGATTTATCGACTTACCCTGAAAGATTCAACGCTTTTAATATTACGGTAAGTTCTTATTTTGCAACTAAATTACCTGGCGAATGGTCTTATCAGATTTATGAGCAAGTTTCAAGTTCCAATTTAATCCCATCGCAAGCGACTTCAATGCTTGAAAGTGGACAAGCGACATTAAATGACACAAGTCAATTTAGTTTTACTACTTATAGCAACCAAACAAACACTTACAAAGTAAGAGATATATGAGCAATCAATTAATGGTTTTAACTTTTGCGGAGGCAAGACAACCTGAATATCGGGAGAAGAAAGGCGAAGGAGAAGGTTACATTGAGTTCGGAAAAAAGAATGATTATCCTAACTACTTGGTCGATTTATTTAATAAGTCTGCCAAGCATAATGCGATAATTAAAGGCAAGGTCAACTACATAACTGGGAACGGCTTCAAAATCAAAGAGGGTGTCGACCCTATTGGTGAACAATTCATCGCACAAGCCAACCGAGTGGAGTCGTTGACCGAAGTTTTAAGAAAGGCATCTATTGATATTGAATTATTTGGAGGCGCTTACTTGCAAATTATATGGAGTGTAACGGGAGAAAATCTTGCTGAGGTTTATCACGTTGATTATACAAAGATTCGTACGAATGCTGACAATACTCAGTTTTGGTATTCGGAAAATTGGGAAGATAGAAAGTACAAAAGAGAAGTCTTTAATGGATTTAATTCTCAATTAAGACAAGGCACTCAAATAATGTATTTAAAGGAGTATCGACCTAACTTAAATGCTTACGCATTACCAGGTTATTTCGGTGCTTTAAATTACGTTGAATCAGATATTGAAATATCTAAACACGTTTTAGGTAATGCCCAAACGGGATTCAGTGCAAGTAAATTAATTACGTTACCAAATGGCGAGCCATCGGATGATGAGAAGCGCCAAATTGAACGCAAGTTTACCGATAGGTTTACGGGTAGCGATGGTAAGAAGTTTATACTTTCATTTGTAAACGATGCTTCAAGAAAGCCAGTCATTGAAGACTTGGGTGCTTCTGATATTACTAAGGAAGATTTTGGTAATGTAGATAAAATGATTCAGCAGAACATCTTTGCTGGGCATCAAATTACTGCTCCCGATTTATTCGGTATTTCAACTCCAGGTCAATTAGGAACTCGCCAACAAATGCGTGATTCTTATGAGATTTTTAAAAATACTTACGTTAATGATAAGCAAATATTTCTTGAGCAAGTATTCAGTTTACTTGCCAAATTACACGGTGCTAATTCAGAACTCCAAATCATACCAGTCGAGCCGATTGGCATAGAGTTTAGCGAATCTATTATTTTACAAGTTGCTCCTAAGCAATGGATACTTGAAAAGTTAGGTATTGATATGACTCAATATCAAGAAGCTGAAATAGTTCCTGAGGTAGCACCCGTAGAAATACAACAATCAAAAGTTGAATTTAGTGAGGATGAGGTAGTTAGTTTATTTTCTGAATTTGGAGTTCCAAAAAATGATTATGTAATTTTTAAATCAAAAGAGGTTTTTAGTTCGGTCGTAAATGAAGAAGAAGAAAAATTTCACTTAGAATTTGCTGAGCAAGTATTATCGGGATTAGAATCTAATATGTTAGACTTAATCCAAAAAGATAAAAGAATAACTCCTGAAGTAATTGCGGGAACTCTTGGGGTAGACATTATTATTATTGGTAGAATTTTAGATGGATTAGAAAAACGAGGTATAATCGGAAGTTCAGTTTCGAGAGGAATTACGGAAAGAAAATTATCAAAGCCATTATCGGAATTAAATGCACCTAAGCCATCGACTACAAGTTTTATGGTTAGGTATTCTTATGAGTGGAGAAGCGATATACCAAGTAGCGAAAGAGATACAACTGCGCATCCAAGCCGTGTATTTTGTAGGCGCATAATGCAATTAGATAGGTTATATTCAAGAGCAGAGATTGAAACTATTTCAGCACGATTAGGATATAGCGTATTTGATAGGCGAGGTGGTTGGTGGACTAAGCCAAACGGTCAACATTCCCCAAGTTGCAGACATATTTTCTATGCTCAAACGGTAATTAAGAAAGGATAATATGAAGAATACATTATTTATAGGAGCAAACGCAATCAAAGAAAGAACGGCAGTTCATTCTAATATTGATGACAAGTTAATCATGCCTGAGATAAAAACGGCTCAGGATATGTATATCTTGCCCGCTTTGGGAACGGCTTTATATGTGAAGCTTCAAACGGGTATTGAAAATAATACTTTAAGCAATTTGGAAACTTCTTTATTGAATGATTACGTAACGGATGCGCTTGTTTATTACGTATTGTCTGAGTTGCCAGTAGGCTTATCTTTTCAGTTTTACAATAAGGGTTTAGTTCGCAAGACTTCGGATAATAGCGACCAACCTAATATGCAAGATTTAATTGATGTGGCAAATCGTTATCGCTCAAGAGCGGAGTTTTACAAGCAAAGAATGATTAAGTACTTGCAAGAGGTAAGTACAAGTAATTTATTCCCTGAATATATCAATCCTGGCACGGGCATCGATACTATGTATCCTGAGAAAGATGGGTATCAATCGAGTATATTTTTAGGAGATGAAAATAGCTTGTTTGGAATGAGTTATCCTCAGCACGTTTTAAAGAGTAAAGGACATTGCAATTAATAAAATATGCCAAAAGCATTCTCAACCAAAAACATTAATAAACTAATCGTTTATTTACAAACAAATGGCAATAAAACAACTGACATTAAATCAAACAATCAAGCTGATAAGGGATATTGCCCAAAGCCACGACCAAATTAATACGGTCTATTTTGGCGATGTGTGGGAGTTTCTTTCTCAGCCTGATAATGTTTACCCATCAATGTTTTATTCGTTGACTGGAAGCCAAATAAACGGCAAAGAATTGACGATGTCATTTAGTTTATTCTTTCTTGATAGGCAACTTCAAGATGAAACAAATGAAACGGAGGTTTTGTCTGACCAATTACTAATCTGCCAAGATATTATTTCGATGTGTAAGCATCCTAATTTTAATTGGGAGGTAGGCGAAGGAATTACCTTAGAATTTTTTACTGAAAACGAGAAAGATTATTTGGCTGGAGTTAAGGCTGATATATCAATCATTTATCCGATGCTTTCAAATAGGTGTCAAATACCAACCGACTTTACATATCCAAGTTAAGAAATGGCAAATAAGAAAATAAACCAATTAGTCTCTAAGACTGCAATTTTAAGCACCGATATTTTTGGTATTGGCGATGCAACTACGGGGCAACTATTCAAGAAGACTATTGCTGAACTTCAAGCTGCGATTGGTGGAGCAGTAATATCGGTAAACGGTTTAGTTGGAACGGTTGTCTTGGATACGGATGACATTCAAGAACTTGCCACTCCGACAAATAAGTATTTTACTGATGCAAGGGCGAGAGGTGCTATTAGCTTAACGGTAACGGGTAACTCAGGCGCATCTACTTACTCAAGTGGAACGGGTGTCTTAAACGTACCTACTTACACGCTTGCTGGTCTTGGTGGAATTACCGCTGGATTCTTATCAGGTATTTCGGGCATTTCTTATAATTCAACGACGGGCGTTATTTCGTATTCGGGAACGGTTTTTACTGAAGCATCAATTCGTGCTTTGTTTAGTGGAGCAACGGGAATAAGTTATAATAGTTCTACGGGTGCTATTTCTTATAGTGGCACGGTGTACACGGATTCTTCAGTTAGGGCATTGATTTCAATTACAACTACTGGAGATAGTGGCGCATCTACCTACAATAATACAACGGGAGTAATAAACGTACCGAATTACACTCTTGCTGGACTTGGAGGTATTTCTTACACTTCATTAAGTGGAGGCACGGGAATTACTTATAATAACACTACGGGTGCTATTAGTTATTCGGGTACGGTTTACACGGATGCAAGTGTTAGGGCATTGATAAGTGCAAGTGGAGCGGTTTCGTATAACAATACTACGGGAGTTATTAGTCTTACAAGTGGCAATTTAACCGAAGCGACAAGTTCGGTTCTTACAATTACGGGAGGAACGGGTGCGGTTCTTGGCGCTGGAACTTCTATTCAAGTTAAGCAAGCTACAACTTCAGTATCGGGGTTCTTGTCTTCAACCGATTGGACAACTTTTAACAATAAGGCAAATGCACTAAGTGGAACTAATAATTACATAGCTAAATTTACTTCAAGTAGTGCCATTGGAAATAGTAGTTTACAAGATGATGGTATAACAATTACATCTACCAGTAGTATCTATGTTAATAAAGCAAATCCATTTGTACGATTTAAAGGTTCTACTCTTGATGCTTATATAATTAATTCAAATGATAAATTATATATAGCTGATTTCAATACGGCAACAAAAAATATAGTTTTAGATTTATCAACTGGCGCAACCACGTTTTCGAGTAGTGTATACGCATCAAGAGCATTATTTGATTCAGACTTTTTATCTAATGAAACAAGTAAAGTAGGAATTGGTTTTGCTGGTGGTTATGCTCAATTTAATTCTTGGGGAGCGAATACTTCTACTTATGGTGGTTTTAAATTTCAAATTAGTGTATCTAATGGAGGTACTTATGATGCTCTTAAAATAGCTCCTAGCTCCGCAGCAACATTTGCAAGTAGTGTTACTGCAACTCAATTAATTACAAAATCTTCTTCTGGTGCAGGAGCATTAAATTTAAAAGATGGAAGTGCGGTGGATAAATGGGAAATTGGACATATTTCTAATGCTCTTTATTTCTATAATTATACTGGTGGGAATACTTCTATGACAATTGTTGGAAGTAGTTCTAATATTTTGATGGGAACTTCGTCTGATAATGGGGAAAGGCTTTATGTATCAGGTGCAATTAGAGCAACGGGAACAATTACTGCAAACTCAGATATCACTTTAAAGAAAAATCTATTAAAAATTGAAAATGCTTTAGAAAAAGTAGAGCAAATAAACGGATATACTTATGAGTTTAAAGAGGATGATTCTAAGCGTCATGCTGGGGTAATTGCTCAAGAGATTCAAACGGTTCTTCCTGAGATTGTAAACAAGGGAAACGATGGTATTCTTGGAGTTGAATACGGAAACATATCAGCTTTATTAATTGAGGCGATTAAAGAACAACAAACACAAATCAATGAGTTAAAAGCATTATTGAATAAATAGATGCCATTACAAGGAAGTGGCGAAATGTCTTTTGCCGATGTTTATAATGAAATGACGGGGGAATCGCAATCGAATCCTACAATTTCTATTACATTGGCTGAACTTGGTCAACTTCAAAATTCATCAGGGCAAACAATTCCTTTAAATCAATATTATACTCCAAGACCTGACGGCAGTTTACCAACGGTATTTCCGACTGAATGGTATTTATATTGTCAACGATGTAATATTCCTAATCCGTATTTAACGATTAGTAAATCGGCACCTACGGGTGGCAACCTTAATCAAGCATATTCGTATTACTTAACTATTGTAAACAATGGCACAACGGCAACGACTGCGCCTATTCAAATATCTGATTATTTTCAATACGGATTAAATTTTATTACTCATAGTGGAGATGGATGGAATATAACCGTTCAGCAAGTTTCAATCGATGTTGGTAAATTCTCTTATAATGTCTTTGGAACTTATAACGGTGTTTTACAACCAAACGGAGTCTTAGTACTTCAGTTAATTGTTAATCCAGTTATATCGACAACGTATTACAATTATGCAACGGTATCGGGTGGAGGCGAAGCGATTTCAAAGACTTCAAATACAACAACTACTTTAATAGGTGGCGCTGAAACGTGGACAAGTTCAGTAACTAAAAGATTAGTCCGTACAATTCAAAAGAATGACTGCGGGGAATACGGAGTAGGGTCAAATCAAGAAGTTTATTCGCCTTTTTTTACGGCTACTTACACTAGTACTATAAGCCAAGCGGATGCGGATGCTAATGCAAACAATCAGGCAACGGCTTTATGCAACCAATGGCTCGATGCCAATGGACAATCGGTAGCAAATCAATACGGTACTTGTACGTTTGGCTATCCAAATATGACTTTGTCTAAGACAATGCCAAGCGCATTTAATATAAATCAATCTGGAACGGTTCGTATATTAATGCGAATATTTGCCAATGTGACAAGCGGTCAAATAGTGATGTCAGATGTTTTGCCAAGTGGCTTTGAGTATGTATCACTTGTTGATATGCCAGCTGGATTTAGTTTATCAGTTAGTGGCAGAACGGTAACTTTTACGACTTCTAATTCTTTACCGATTGATTATTACGGGGAATTTGTATTTACAATTAGAGCAATTCAATTCGGAAATTATACCAATTTTGCTTCCGCATATGGCGGTAATATAATTAACAATTATGCTCAAAGTAATACGGTTAGCACTTATGTATTTGGTGCGCCAAGTTTTTCGTTTACTTCAAATGTGATTAACAATAGTTTCTTACATTCAGAACCAATTAATGCAACTCCAACGGATGACGCTTATTACAATTATATTGTAACGATAGGCAATCAACCAAGTACTAATTCAACTTTGTTGGCTTTACGAATTACATTACCTGGACATCTAAGAATTGTTGACCATGTTTCAGTTTTTATTAATGAAACATATTTTACATATTCTCAAGGTCTTGTGCCAAATGAATTACTAATATTTCAACGTAATAATGTAACCGTTCCCGTTGGGCAATATTTATTTGCAATAAGAATAAATTTACTTATTAATTATTATCGAATGTCAACCGTAGTCCAACCAATTACGGGAAGACCAAGCGATAACTTAATTGTTAATTCTTCGGGGCAAGTAGTTCCAAGAAGGCAAATAACTAATTTTAAAGGCTTTGTTAGTGGTAGTGAAGTGGATAATCGAGAGTCAGCTATTGATTGGGCAAATAATTACACGTTTTTACCTATATTCCAAACGACTGATGGAAGAACTCCAAATAGTGTAAGTGGATTGACTTGGTCATATTCTATAAATGATGTAAATAATTTCTCAGAGCAATTTCCTATAAATTATATTAACGGACAATTTTTTGCAAGCAATGAAGCGTATGCAATTAACCCAGTTAGAGATTCATGGACTCCAGCAAGTCCAGTTCAAATTAATGTAGATTATCCTTATCAAGATAATGATAGCTTTGGCATTAGAATTTATTATAAAATATTCCATCAAGGCAATCATATTGTTTCGGTTTCTCAAGTGTATCAACCTTATGATGGAATCACAATAAACAAGGCTGATAACGAGCCTAAATACCGAAATACAACTTTCCAAATATATGTCGATGCAAATGGGAATTACATATATTGGTAAAATTTTGGATAATAGCTATTTATGATTGTAAACTAAACAAACAACCAAATGAAATTAGATTTTAACTTTGACTTTATTGGTCTTGATGACCAAGTATTTGAGGGTGGTAATGCTGGTAAAATGTTAGCTGGCGCATTAGCCTCCGCATCCAAAGGCGATGCACTTAAATTTTGGGATTGGGCAAAGAAATTATTTAAAGGCGAAGTCTTAGATTTAGACAAGTCAGACCAAGAAACTTTAAAAGGATTTGTAAAAGATTCAGAATCATTTACCGTGTTAGCAAAAGCGCAGTTATTAGAGATATTTATAAAAGACTAATATGATAGTATTCATTGAGCCAGTTAAAGGAGTTAGAGAAATAGCAGACCGAGTAGAAATCAAGGTTGTTAATTATGCTCTTCAAAAGCCTGAGCAAACTTTGTATTTTAAATTAATGAGCCAATTTAATCCTATGATTGAAGAAGGTAATCTGATTATCCCCGAGCCAATCGTGGCGCAATGGGGAGTTGATGATTCATTCATCGTTAAATGGGCATTAGAAACATTAGGCTTAGAAGAAAAGAAAATAGTTCCTTTAGAGGAAACTTTAGAAGAAGAAGTTGCACCTGAAATTGAAGGCGAATAATGAATGATTGGGAAGAGGTAATAATACCAGGCGCAACGGGTTTATTTGGCTCATTAATTACCTGGCTATTTGGTCGAAAGAAAGAAAAAATTGAGGTACAATCTTCTGAGATTACCAACGTTCAAGAAGCAATTAAAATTTGGCGAGAAATGGCAACTGATTTAAAGGCAGAGGTTGCTGATTTGAAAGATAAGGTTGAAACTTTGACAACCGAGATTCATAATTTACGAAGTGAGAATATTGAATTAAGAGCAAAATTAGATGAAGGTCAACCAAATAAGCCAAAGAGGACTAAGCCTAATAAAGAAGTTTGAGGGAGTTAAACTCAAGCCTTACTTATGTCCAGCTGGTATTCCAACGATTTCAGTCGGTTGCACTTATTACGAAGATGGCACAAAGGTTAGAATGACCGATGCACCTATTAGCGAAGCAAGGGCGACCGATATTTTTTTAAATGTAATTAAACATTATGAAAGGAGCGTTGACTCGTTTTGCCGTGATGACATTAATCAGAACCAATTCGATGCCCTTGTATCATTTTGCTATAACTTGGGCGCTGGGTCTTTAAAGAAAAGCACTTTACTTAAAAAAGTAAATGCCGACCCAAATGACGCTTCAATTAAATTAGAGTTTTTAAAATGGAATAAGAGTGGAGGTAAAGTCTTGAATGGATTGACACTTCGAAGAAACGCTGAATCAGAACTTTACTTTTCATGAAAAAATTAATCCTTAGTTTGCTAATTGCAAACTTTTTTATTTCGTGTAAGCCACAAAAGTCGGTAATAATCGAAAAGGAAAGAATTCGTGTAGACACAATCCGTGATTACAAAGTAATAACAAAATTCAATGCGGTATATGATACTCTAATCATTGAGAATCCTTGCGATTCTACGGGCATCTTAAACACTTTCTACTCTAAGATAACCGTTCCACAAGGCAAGATAATTATCAAATCTTACAAG